TGTGAAGAATACGATCATTATCACTTTTTGAAAGAAATCGGCATGTATGTGCGTCAAGATAACGGCACTCCTATTGATAATTACAACCACACACTCGATGAAACACGTTACGCTGGCAACCATTTCTATAAGAACTATGTAAAGTAGGTGATAAATAGTGTTTACATGGTTAATCAACAAAGGGAAGGAGCTGCTCTACAAAATGGGCTTAATTTCCGGTATTAAGAAAGTCACTGACAATCGAAATATTACCATTGATGAAGAATCATACAGGCAGATAGATGTTTGGAAGGCTATCTATAGCGGCCATTTCAGTGAATGGCACGACCTTAAATACCAAACAGTAGAAGGACAGAAGCAGCGTCGAATGGCATCGCTGAACATGGCGAAAGTGGTCACTCAAGAAATGTCTTCTCTTATTTTTAATGAAAAATGTTCTATTAATATATCGGACGAAGTGTTGTTTGATAATATCAAGAATGTTTTAGATGATAATAACTTCTATAGAGAATTTCAGAGATACCTTGAATACATGTTATCACTTGGCGGTATGGTGATTAAGGTGTATTACAACGAAGGGATTAAATTATCGTTCGTTACTGCAGATTGTTTTGTCCCTGTATCATGGGATAACAATAAAGTAACAGAAGGTGTGTTTATTAATGAGTCTACAAAGGCTGGTAAATATTACACACTTTTAGAATGGCATTTAATCGAACGGACAAACGAAGGTCCGCAACACGTAATTAAAAACGAACTGTATGTAAGCCGTAATAAAGGCGAATTAGGCGTAAGAACAGGATTAAAAGAACTATATGAGAACTTAGAAGATGAGGTAAGAATCAAACATTTATCGCGTCCTACATTTGTATACTTCAAGCCTAATACAGCAAATAATCTTGACTTGTATTCTCCCCTTGGGATTTCGATGTACGGGAACTCTTTAGATGTTCTTAAATCGCTTGATATCGCATTCGACAGCTTCCAAAGAGAATTTGTGTTAGGAAAGAAGCGTATTATCGTACCTGCTTCTGCAATTAAACATGTTGTAGATCCAATCTCTGGCATGCCACATCGTTACTTCGATAGTTCTGATGAAGTGTATGAGGCTATGAAACTAGAAGATACTCAACAAATTCAAGACATTTCAGTTGAGTTACGTGTGGAAGAGCATACAGCGGCTATTAACGCTTTATTAAATTACCTATCCATGCAAACAGGCTTCTCTACTGGAGCATTTAGCTTTGATGGTCAAGGAGTTAAAACAGCTACTGAAGTTGTTAGTGAAAACTCTAAGACATTCAAAACAAAACAATCTCACGAAACGATATTAGAAGATTGTATCAGGGACTTAGTTGACGTTATCGTTGATATTGCCGCTTTATATGGGACATTCAGTACTACTGAAGACTATGAAGTAACAGTGACGTTTGATGACTCTATTGCAGAAGATCAGGCGGCTGAAATTAACAAACAGATTCTACTTGTTACAAGTGGTTTAACAAGTAAAGTAAAAGCTCTGATGAAGGTTCACGGCATTTCCGAAGAAGAGGCACAGAAACTGCTAAAACAGATTATAGAGGAAAACAGGATGGCTATGCCAGAGAATGTCGACTTCTTTAATTTAGAAGGGAATCCACAACAACAAAATAACGGAGGTGAGTAATAAATGGCTTTACCTCCAGAGAAATCACAGCAGCTTTCTTTGTTCGTAGTAGATATTTACAGCGCGATAGAAGAAGAGCTGCTTTTAAATATGGCTAGAATGCTAAAGCATGATATGCCTTTATTATTGTCAGCTGAAAACGGCGACCAGTACCAACACTGGCGCATGGTACAGCTGAATAAGTTAGGCACCTTAGATAAACAACAATTAGAGACTCTTGCGAAGCATAGCGGTAAAACGGTAGAAGAAGTAAGAGCAATGCTTAAGGCTGCTGGTTCTGCTGCTATTGCTGATCATGAAGATATCTACAATCAAGCCATGAAATTAGGCTTATTAGAAGTAGCGCCTCCAATTGTCACTAACGCTGCTTTAATCGGTATTCTGAACGCATACGTAAATCAAGCACTCAGTACCTTAAATCTTGTCAATACGACGATGTTAAAACACTCTCAACAAATGTATCTAGATGTGTTAAATACAACTGTTGGAAAAATGCTTGCCGGCGCTATAACGCAGCAGCAAGCAGTTAGACAGACTATTATACAATGGTCTGATAAAGGTATTCCGGGTTTTGTTGATAAGTCAGGAAAGAAATGGAGTGCTGAAGCTTACGTAAATATGGTATGCCGCTCGACTAGTAACAACGTGGCCAACGAAATGCAGGATGAACGCATGAAAGATTACGGTGTTGATTTAGTTGAGACAAGCAGTCATATGGGAGCGCGTTAACATACGGGCGCGCTATAAATCGTGTGAACCAATTGATTATTGGGTGTGGTAATTAATATTACTGCTAACGGGGGACGCCTCCGAAAAAAGGTCAATCCCGTGCTAAGTGTGTTACCTTCCAAGGTAAAATGTTATAATATTCCTATAGAGGTGATATTATGACGGAAACTATAGGTATTTATAAAATAACAAACAAGTTAAACAGAAAATGTTATATCGGTCAAAGTATTAATATCCCAAAACGTTGGGAAAATCACAAATGTATGAACGGAAATCATTCTTACCCTCTCTACTTAGCTTTTAAAAAATACGGAATAGATAACTTTTCTTTTGAGGTTTTAGAGTATTGCTCTAAGGAAGAATTAGAGCATAAAGAATACTTCTACATTTTGCTATATGACAGTACGAATCACGGTTACAATCAAACTCTAAACACAAGGAATCCTTTGTTAGATGATGAAATTATGAAAAAGGCAATCGAAAATATGACAATCAATCATAGGACAGAGGAACATAGAGAAAAACAGCGTCATATAACAAGAGAATTGTGGAAAAATGAAGATTACAAAGAAAAGTTAATGAAAATTTTCCAATCAGAAGAGTTCAAAGATAAAATATCTTTAGCCTCAAAGAAACTTTGGGAAGAAAAAAGAGAAGAACTTTTGGATTCGTTAAGAAAATCTTGGGATGATCCGGATTTTCGAAAGAAACGTAGTGAAAATCAAAAGAAAAGGTTTCTTAACGAATAATACAAGGAACAGAATAAAAAGGATTTGAAAAAAGCTAATGCTATTTACGTAGAAATGATGAAAAGTAATGAAAAATTCCGTGATGAGTGTGTAGAGAAGATGAGGGAAGCTAGTAAGCCGAGAATGAAATCTATCACAATGTTAGACAAACATACATTAAAGACGATAATGACATTTGAAAGTTTAGCAGATGCAGCTAGATGGATTAAAGGAAACACAAAATATATAAAAGCAGATTATGCAACCATCAGAAAAGCTGGAAAAAGCGAAACAAGAACTGCCTATGGTTATAGATGGAAGGTACATGAAAGTGTAGAGACTAGCCGAAAGGCGTAGGGCGGATTTAATCACCGTTCGAAGCGCACGACACTTTATTATTTAAAGTGATGATATAGTCCAGACTTATAAGATGGAAAATTATAAGAGAATCGCCGAAATGCGCACCTTATCAAGGGCGCATTTTTTCAATGAGTGGTAAAAGTAAAAAGTATCCTGCATGGTCCACAACTTCTTATGGAGATCCCGCTGGAATACTTGGTGTTAACTGCAGGCATATTAAATATCCTTATATACCTGGCATGTCAACGAAAAGAAACGAGCCTCAAGATTACGCTGAGAATGACCGCGTATACAAAGAAAGTCAGAGACAGCGTTCTCTTGAAAGAGATATTAAAAAGGCGAAGCGTGAAGTCATGTTATTAGAAGAACTTGGCGATAGAGAGGGAGTTAAATTAGCAAAACAAAAAGTAGCACAGCGTCAAGCGAACATGAGGGACTTCATTAAAGCTACAGGTCGAAGAAGAAGACCAGAAAGAGAAAAAATATATACGGTTTAGGAGGCTCGATAGTGAACTTTCTCGTACTATTATTTGCTCACTTACTAGCAGATTATCCCTTGCAAGGTGATTTTTTAGCAAGTATGAAAGGGAAGAATCATATTGTACTAGCTACACATGCGGGTATTTGGACAGGTACCGTATTAATAGCAGCTCATTTTTTAGGGTATAACATTACTTATTTCGATGTAGTTTGGATGTTTGTTATTCATGCTATTGCAGATTACATGAAAGCAAAGCCTGTAGGAGTCTACAAACAATTAGATTCGTTAAAAGCAGGATTGCTAATAGATCAATCGATTCACATTGTTCAAATATTAATCTTTTTAACTTATAAAAGTATGTGATTAAGGAGGAAATATTAATGAAAAACACAATTACCCAGGAAGATATTAATAGTATTTTAGAACGAACACAGTTCACAGTAGAAGAGTTCCACGGTAAATGTACGGTTGTTGTTGCTAAATTACCTAACGGATTCATTTTAATGGAGTCTAGCGCTTGCGTGGATCCTGCCAATTATGACGTGAATATCGGCATCGAAATCTGCAAAGACCGAATCACTAATAAGATTTGGGAACTAGAGGGTTATCGATTGCAAAGTAAGATATATGACATCAAAGAATTTCAGAAGCAAGCTAAAGCGACTAACTTACTTTCTGAAGAGAAAATTGAGCAAACCGTAGAAGGAATGTCTAATAATTTAAAGTAACTAGAAAGGGGCTCTTTAATATGCCAAAACCATTAAATTATAGATTGCGATTAAAACAAGAAGGAAAAGGAATGCAAGTCTTCTCAGATGGAGGAGAGAGTGCATCAACCCCACCGGAAGGAGGTGACCCAAGTGTAACACCGCCAGCAAATCCAGTTACTCCACCTGTTGCACCGCCAGTAGTTGAACCTCCTGCACCTGTGACATTTACACAAGAACAGTTGGATGCAGCGAAAGAGGAGCAACAAGTAGCGCTTTTAAAACAATTAGGAGTAGAAAACGTTGACCAATTGACGCAGACACTTACTGATTGGAAAGCGCACCAAGAAACACTTAAAACTGATCAGGAGAAGCAGCAAGAAGCGCTTACTAACTATCAGAACCAAGTGAAAGAGCAAGAAAGCGCGTTGTTCAATCTTCAAGCTGAAAATGCTGCTATTAAAGTAGGTATCACAGAAGAAAAGAATCTTAACGCTGTTATCGAACTCGCTAAGTTAAAAGTAACAGAGGAAGTAGATATCACTGCCGCTATTGCGCAAGTTATCACAGACTTTCCGCACTTTAAAGATACAGTGGAACAAACACCACCAGATAACGGCAAACCGAAACCGACTTTCTCTAGCGGTCAACATCAACAACAATCGATGAACGAATCAGAAAAATGGGCTGCTGCGTTCGGCGTTAAAAAGTAATAGGTTTTAAACGAGTCATCTATATAGATGGCTATTTATTTTGCTAAAAATCATTTAAAACAAGGAGAGATTTATTAATGGCTAACTTAAATTACGCTACACAATATCAAGAAGTACTTGTTCAAAAATTCGCGCAAGGATTAGCTTTCGGCGCTTTATATAACACACCTAACAACTCTATCGTTAAATGGACTGGACCAAAAACACTTCAAATCCCACGCATCAAAGTTGGTGGATACACTGATGTTAACCGTGATGTTGTTGGTAACACTACTCGTCGTGTTGATAATTCTTTCGAACCAAAAACTTTAGGGCATGACCGCGAATTCCGTACATTAGTTGATCCGGTTGATGTTGACGAAACAAACATGGCTGTAACAATCGCTAACATTACTCGTGTATTCAACGACGAAGAAGCTGTTCCAGAGCACGATAAATACATGGCTTCTAAATTATATGCTGAATTCACTGGGGCAGGTAAAACAGCTGACACAACTGTCCTTACTCCTGAAAGTTTCTTGGAAGTATTCGATCAAATGATGTTAGAACAGGATGAAGCAGAAGTGCCACAAGATGGGCGTCTTCTTTACATCACACCTGCTGTTAAAAAAATCGCGAAAGCAGCTAAAGATTTACAACGTCAATTTGATATTGGTGGAACTGCTGAGAAAGCTGTTAACCGTGGTGTGTACTCTCTGGATGATGTGTCAATCGTTACTGTACCATCTACACGTATGAAAACAGCTTACAACTTTACAAATGGCACTGTACCTGATGCAACTGCAAAACAAATTAATATGATCTTAATTCACCCACTAGCTATAGTTGCTCCACAGCAATATGAATTCGTTAGCTTAGACCAACCAAGCGCAACAACTGGCGGCAAATACCTTTACTACGAACGAAAATACTGGGATGTATTTATCTTAGGCGCTAAAGTAGATGGCGTTAAATTCAACATTACTGCTGAGTAAGAGAGGCTTTTATAGCTTCTCTTTTTCTTTTATATAAGAAAGGAATGGTGGTTACATGAGTAACACAGTAAAAGTAAAACGACTAAACAAAGTATTAAACATTGATAAAGATTTCTTAGCAAGCTATTTAAACGACGGCTTCGACCAAATTAACGACGAAGGTAAAATCATTAAGCGAGCTACTGGCGGACGTAATATTTCAGTGCAAGAGTACAATCAAGCGCTCGATAAAATTGATGAGCTAGAGGAAGAGCTTGCTAATTTAAAAGCACCGAAAAAATCTGCTGCTAAGTAGGTGATTGTATGACTTATATAGATGCTGATTATTATACGAACATATACAAAGGAATGCCTGTTGAGGACCCGGATATGTTGAATCGTATGATTGCGAGAGCTTCTGATGTAGTTGATCAGGTTATTAACTATAAATTGAGTGGTGTCGATTTTGAAAAATTAGCACCATTTATCAAGGAGCAAGTAATGAAAGCTACTGCTGCTCAGACTGAATTCATCGCGCTATACGGAGAAACCTCTTCGAACGTTATGGTTGAAACACCTGTTATGCAGGTTGGTAAGTTTCGGTATGGATTATTAAGAGGCGGTAAATCTGAAGGCGGGACGACTATCGATCCTAGCTTCTCACACGGAGCAATCAAGTTCCTAGAACCTACAGGTTTACTTTACAGCGGGGTGGGAACGCAATGATTAATCTTATCCCTATTCCTATGCACCTGCTAATCCATACCGTTGAATATCATGAATATATTGGTGAGGATGACGTTTGGGGCGGTGGATCTGCTTCATACGCTGCACCTATCATTATCGAAAGAGTACGTGTGCAACCAAATGAGAAGGTGTACAACGCTACAACAGGCGATAGTGTGACATTCCAATCTATTCTATTCCATGACTCTATCAACTCATCTCATCCTAATCAGATTTTCAAAGAAAAGTCCAAGATTGTATGGAATGGAAAGGAAATGTTCATTAAAGAGGTTGAACCGCTTTATACAACAAATCCTAATAGGCCCCACCATACGGAGTTGTACCTACGATGATTAGGGTTAATGTACAAGTTGATACAGCACAAATAGAATCAAATGTTATGAGAGCTACTGAAAAAGCGCAGTTTGCATTAGATGAACAAGTGCTGAAGGATAGCAATTTTTATGCTCCGGAAGATACTACAGAGTTAAAACGCTCTGGAGTCAGATACAGCAGACCAGGCGAAGGTCATGTTGGATGGGATACACCATATGCAAGAAGGCTGTATTACAATCCGCAATATAACTTTTCAAAAGATGTGAACCCTAACGCCCAAGGGCTATGGTTCGAAGCAGCTAAGGCAGCTCATTTAGTGGATTGGAAAAGAATCACGGAACAAACAATGAAAGATAATCTGTAGGTGATCACATGAAATGGTTAGTAGAAAGCGTGATCAAGCATTTAAATAAAGTTTTACCTCCAAATATTGTTTACGCGCCTATCAAAGCGAATGTGTTAGATGTGGGAACTAACAATGCACCAAGGAAGAGCATAGCTTTGCGGATTATCCCCTCTGCTCCGGGCGAACAGTATTTCGAAGGTGAAACGATAAAAAAGAATTTCCAAATACTCGTTAAAAGCCCTGATGGATTAGAAGCGATGTCAAGTGTCGAGGCTATCGCAGATGAACTTCACAACCTTCACAGACGCAGTTTTCACAGTGTTGATACTTCTTATAAGTTAATCACTATGGAGAAATATGTGGAGCCTAATTGGGTTGATAAAACAGAGGCTAATGAGCAAATATATACTGCTTTATTTACTACTGAATTAGAAAAGGGAGGATAACTGAATGTCATTTTTATTAAACCATGGGTACAAATTTAAAATTAATACGTCAACTACAGGTACGAAAAAACTGGAACCTATCGCAAAAGGTATTACATCTGTAGATCCTGATAACAACGAAGAATCAGAAGAAACATATTACTACGACGGTGGCGGCGCTGCTGAACGTGATATTACTGGATTTATGTTATCTTACGGGTTCGAAGGGCACCGTTTCTATGGAGATCCAGCTCAGGACTTTATCTTCAGTAAATTAAATAAGGTCGGTCCTGATCGTAAGGTTGATTTCGAGGTGACAGAGCCAAACGGAGATAAGTGGGAAGGTAGAGCAACCTTATCAGAAATCAAAGCTCCAGGTGGAGACGCGAACGCAAAAGGTGAAATTGAATTTACGATTTCATTCGATGGTATCCCAACATTCACTAAAGCTGGCGAAGTAACTTCCTAAGGTATGGATGAGTCGTGTTAAGCGACTCTTCGCCTTTTAATAAATGAATTTACAAAAATATAAAAATGGAGTGTTGATTATATGTCACAAGTATTTCAATTTAATTTCGAGAAAACGTACAAAGAGGTAGATGTAGCAGGTAAATTGTTCAAAGTAGAATTCAATGATGCTGCGTTGAACCGTTACCAAAAATCTTTAAAACGCTTCAAGGTGTCCACAGAAGAATTACAAAATACGGCTACTGACTACGAAAAAGCTACTGATGAAGAGATTGACGCGTTATCAGAAAAACAAAAAGAAATCACAAAAGATGTTGTAGATACATTTTTAGGTGATGGTGCTTTCGAAGAATTATATGACATTGCAGGACGTTCTGTAGCGAATTTATTAAGCCTTGTTCATTACTTAAATGATCTATACGCAGAAGAAACATTGAAAAAAACAAATGAATCGCAGTCAAAATACTTAGCTAACCTTAAAAAGTAAGGTGGTCAGTAATGTTTAAACTTACTGATAGAAATAGAGATATATATCATTGGGCAGGTGTCGATATCGAGTTGAACCTGTCTTTTGATAATGTCTTAAAAATCATGGAATTATTAGACGATGAGACTATTAGTAACAGAAATAAACCGAACATCGCTTTAATGATGCTCATTGTCGATCATAGGATATTAGAACAACTTGAATGGCACCGTAAAGAACAACTTATTATTGATGTGTTCAAAGATAAATTGAATATCGATTTATTGTCTAATAAGAATAAAAATGAGATGACGGAAGCAATAGGAAATGAAGGTGACGAACAACCACCAGAAATACCTATTGTTAACTTCACACTAGATGCAGATATGATATTTGCGTCTTTTTTGTTTGACTACAATATCAATTTATTTGAGCAACAAGGAAAACTCCAATGGAGCGAGTTTCTAGCATTGTTTAATAACCTGTCTGAAAAGACGCCTATGAAAATAGCGATTCATTATCGAACCTGCGAAATCCCTAAGAAAGATAAACATAATGCTGACGAATGTAAGCGGATCAAAAAAATGAAAGAACGTTACGAATTGCCAGAAGCCAAAGCGATTAGGGAGGAAATGGAGTACAAAGCGTATCTGAAACGATTAGAGGCGCAAAAAAGGCAGGTGGAACAATATGGCTGATGGTCACGTTAATATAGACACCCGGCTTGAAACAGGTAACATCCGTAGAGATGTGCAACGAGTGAATAACGAATTAGGGCGAATCGGTTCGAATATGAACCGTACAGCTCGTGATATGCGTAATACGATGGGCCGAGAAATGAACGGTATGGTAGGCGACTCAGAGTATTACGCTAGGCAGTACCGTAGAGCATACGGCGATGAAATAGGCGGGTTAATGGGCGAAATGGGTGGTTCTTTCCGTTACATGTCTCAGGAAGCTCAAAATATGATGTTTGAAATGCAACAAGGATTCCATGCTCAAAAAATGGCTATGCTTCCATTCATGGAAGACCAGATTAGGGCTACACATGGATTCTATAAAATGGCTCAAGGTTCTAAGGATTTTCAAGGGACAAATCAAGAGTTTATAAATCAAGCTAATGAAATAGGGAAGGCGATGAAAGCCTCTCAAGATGCTCAAATTAACGCTAACAGACTTGCGATGATGGGAATGCTTGAAACCATTGGAGCCATGAATGCCATGAGTTCTTTAGCATCTAAGACTACGAAAAACTTAGATCAGATGAAAAACCCATTGTACAATACCGCTAGACCTGCGCTTGCATTAGTAGACAATCTAGACAGAGTAGCGCGTAGTGGTTCGGCTGCACAAATAGCGTTAGAGTTACATGGGCCTCAGGCAAGTATGAAAACTTTAACGGACGAAGCTATGAGGCTTAATTCGGTAATGATGGGGATGCCTATCCTAGCTATGGGCGTTGGGATGAGTATGCTTTTCATGTATGGTGCTTTGCATAAAGCTAATATGGAAATGGAACCTAAATATGCTGAAGCATTTACTAATATGATGGAGAAGCTCACAAAAGCGTTAGAACCTATGAGACAAGCTTTCACTGCAGTAATGGTACCTATTTATAATTTCATAGCTAAGATGGCTGAGTTAACTATTGCATTCAATGAAGCACATCCCGTCATGGCTAGATTTATTCAAGGTACTATTATGTTAGTTCCGGCATTGATGGCATTAATGTTACCTTTAGCGTTAGGTGTAGGGTACTTTAGAGGATTGAGAGCTATTCTATTCGCTTTACGCCCATTAATTATGCCTGTAGCAACTGCATTCGCCACATTATCAACACCGGTATGGATCGTAGCTGCTGCTATTGCAGGAGCAACAGTAGCATTTACTCACTTTTACAAAACTAATGAGAAATTTAAGGGGTTTGTAGATGGGGTTATTAAGTCAGTAAAAGACTTTAGTAAGAGCCTTGTAAAGAATGGCGCAGAATTACTTAACAACGCCTATAAATCTGATGTGGTACAAAACTCTATTAAAGGCATGCAGAACGGGTTAAATGTAGCAGGACAGAAGTCAAAAGAGTTCGGCCTTAATATGCTAAACATGGGGAAATACTTGTATGAAACCGCTAAGTCTGGTGATGCAATGAATGAGTGGGTAGGTCATCTTCCTGAGTCATTCCAAGCTTCTGCAGAAAAAGTAGGTCAATCGGTAGCAAACATTAGAGCTTCTATACTATCGTCAATCCCTGTAATTAACTCATTTGGCCAATCTATCGTAGCTTTAGGAAAGTATTTTTACTTTGCTGCTTTAGATGGGGACCATCTCAATGATTGGATTACCCATCTTCCTGTCAGTTGGCAAAATGCCGCTATAGCAGTAGGTAATGTTATTGCAACTATGTCTACATCATTTCAATCTTTATTTGGCCCACTTAACCAGGTAGGATACGCGTTCTTGAATCTTGGTAGATATCTTCTTTCTGTTGTATCTACAGGAAGTTTAATGAATGGTTGGTTAAATCTTATGCCTGTAGGATTCCAAACGGCAGGTGTTCTAATAGGTAATGCAATTCTAACTATCAAAACAGCTATTTCTAGTTTAGTAGAGGCTGTTAGATTAGCTTTAGGTGGAGATACATCCCAACTAGGACAGATTTTCATGACAATTATGCCTACACTAATCGGGATGTTACTCGGCGGTTTACCTGCGTTGCTAATTACAGCATCTCATTTTCTTCCTACGATTGTGAACGGGATCAATACGATGTTGCCACTTTTAACATCAACGATAACAAACATAATAACCGGGATTGTAACAGTAATCACAACTTACCTGCCACAATTCCTAGAGCAGGGCGTTCAAATACTGACATTCCTAATAAATGGAGTTGTGCAAGTTTTACCTGTCGTAGTGGCTACGCTCGTCCAAGTTGCCGTTGATTTGGTGAATTCTCTAGTTAACACAATCGGAACTTTGCTACCTCTGATTTTAGATGCAGGAATTAAAATTTTGATGGCCGTAATTGATGGAATTGTAAAAAGTTTACCTCAGATTATAAACGCAGCTATCCAAATGATAACTACGTTAGTGAATGCAATCGCTGATTTACTACCTAAGATTCTAAATGCAGGCATTCAGATTTTAGATGCTTTAATAAATGGAATTATGCAGGTTTTACCTAATCTGCTACAAACAGCAGTGATGCTGGTGACGAAAGTTTCTGAAATGTTAATTCAGAACCTTCCGAAAATAATAGAAGCTGGCATGAAAATTTTGATTGCAATAGTTGAAGGGATCGTAAAAGTTCTCCCTCAACTAATACAGACAGCTATCCAACTAATCGTCAAAATAGTAAATACAATTATGCAGAATCTACCTAAAATTTTAGCGGCTGGCGTTCAGATCTTAACAATGCTAATCCGTGGTATTATTCAGATTTTGCCGCAATTAATCTCTACAGCACTAAGTCTTGTCTTTAAAATAGCTCAAACAATAATCGCTAATTTGCCACAAATATTATCGGCAGGGGTACAGATACTACTAATGCTGATACAAGGGATTTTATCTCTAATAGGGCAACTTTTGTCGACTATCACGACTAATGTTATTGGCGGTATTAAAAATTGCTTCAGTAATGCTGGATCGATGTTGACCGAAATTGGTAAAAATATAATTCAAGGTCTTATTAATGGTATTTCTGGAATGGTCGGAAGTGCAGTGTCTGCGGTTAAACGTGTTGCGAGTAATATCAAAGATGGAATCGCCGACTTCTTCGACATTCATTCTCCGTCTCGTGTAACTTATGCGATGGGTGAATTTGTTACGGAAGGTCTTGCTAATGGTGTTGTCGGTATGACTAAATATGCAGTTAAAAAGGCGCGTACACTAGCCGAATCTGTATTAGATGGATTCTCATCGTTGACGGAAGATATTGTTATGGGTGATATCGTCGGTGATAACTTGAATAACGCGACTCTACAGTCCGCATTTTCTAGTTCTAAGCGATTTGTTAACGATTTGGTTAATGTTAATCCTACATCTCAACAGGTTGCTTATAAAACACCAAAACAAGAGCAACAAGTTAAAACAACATCTCCAGATAATAACCAAAGAGATCAAGGTAACACGTATATTGTATTGGATAAAAAGATTGTTGGAGAAGCATTAGCACAACCTGTAGAAACTACGAATAACAGACGAAAACAACGTCTCGCACAATTTAAACCAACTGTAACGCCTTCCTTTTAATTAAGGGGGCGTTTTTTATAGATAAAATATCGGAAGGAGGTAGTCAAATGCCATCAGGTAGTTTTTCATTTAACGGGATACGCAAAGACTACATTTTTATCTTAATGGGATTTAACCGACCTGCATGGTCTCCTGTTGAGAGAGATATCTTAAAGGTTCCTTCTAAAGCAGGAGGGTATCTCCTACAAACAAATACAAATGTAAGAACAATAGAAGTTCCAGTCATTATTAAGGCGGGTAGCCAAAGCGATATGCAGAAGAAGAAAGAAGATTTAGCCGCTTGGCTTGTGACAGATCAGCCTTGCGAATTAATTTTTGACGATGAACCTGATCGGACATATATGGCAGTAATTGATGGTGAAGCAGATTTAGATGAATTAATCTTCAGAGGGAAAGGGAAAATTACCTTTGTTTGTCCTATGCCATATAAATTAGGGGCTGTTCAAACAAAGGTTATGTCAGTAGAGAATCAAGAATTAAAGGCTACTTTCGAAAACAAAGGAACCGTAGAAACGAATCCCGTTATTGATATTAAAGTGGCAAGCCCTAGTCCATTCTTAGATGTGTGGAATGAAAATGAATATTTTAGATTAGGTTACCCTACCGGAGTTAAAACTCGTCTAGTAAAACAAAATGATCGTCTTATATGGGATGAACTGAATAGTTTAACCCCATGGACTTCTGTAACTGGTCAAATAGGGGTTTATAAAAGTTCAGGAAAAATGAAGGTATGGGAAGGGTATGCTTTCACACCAGAATCATACGGAACAGGCGCGGATGATGAGTGGCATGGGCCTTTCATGAAGAGAAATATTCCTAATACAGCAGGCGTTATTCAAGACTTTAGACTTGATGTGCAAATGAGTTTCCGGAGTTCACACTGGAACAGAATGGGAAAAACGGTTGTCATGCTATTAGATGCTAACGACAACGTAATAGTTGAACTAGCGATGGCTGACCAGTATATGAGCCACGAAATGACAACGGGGCAAGCAATTATTGATTCAGGGGGATCTAGAAAGTGGATTGCTGACGAGACGGGAGCGAAATCCGATACATTTAACGACTTTAGAGGGCATGTCGCAGTAGCTCGCAGAGGCAAAGAATGGAGTTTCTTTTTTGCTAGATATCGAAAGAATACGGAGATAGATGATGCATGGGTTGTTCGTACATGGAGGGATGAGTCTGACAGTAATCCTATGACAGCTAGGCCAGTAGCAAAGATAGCTGTAGGGTGTATTGCTTATGGGGCTAATCCGCCTGTTGATATTGCATTTATTGAGGACGTTAAGTTTTGGAAAATTAACACTTTAACAATAGACGAGACTCCTTATATTTTTGATATAGGAGACAAAATACAGATAGATACGGAAAGGTCATTAGTAACAATAAACGGTACAAATGCAATAGGATTAAAAGATATTTTCAGTCGATTTCCGATTGTAAAACGAGGCGGAAACAATATCATTGTACGTCCCTGTAATATAGGAACCGCTACATTAACTTACAGGGAGAGATATAAATAATGCAGAAAGTAAGCGGAGTTTTACACATTGTAGACTTTAAAACAAAACAAATTATCGCTTCTATTCAGCCAGCGGATTATTTCGATGATCTAAGGCATTGGGAGATTAAAGATAATGTTGACATACTGGACTTCAAACTATTAGAAGATTCTCCGTTTCTAGATTATATCCAACAAAAGAATTTGATATTAAAAGAAACTAACCCAGGTGTTATTACTCCCTATGTAATCACTTCTATCGAAAAAGACTCTGAAACTCACAATGTTACTATCTATGCATCAGGTGAGTGGATTTTACTTGATAAAGAGGTTCCTTTGACACCGCAAGAGATTAAAAGTTGGAGTGCTAAACAGTATTTAACGTTTGCTACTATTCATACTGATTGGGAAGTTGGGTTTATCGAAGCGATAGGGAATCGCTCTTTTAAAATAGAAAAACCCATGAGCCCTTTGCAATTCATTCAGCAAATCGCAACTCTCTTCGACAACATCGAGATCCAATACAGGATAGAAATTGGAACTGGCAAGCCGAGAAGATTCATTGACCTTGTTAAGAAACGCGGTAGAGAAACAAATAAAGAGGTTACGCTCGGTAAGGATTTAGTAGGAATCAAGCGCATAGAGAACTCCGAAAACATTATTACTGCATTATTTCCGTATTATATAGGACAAGATGCGGACGGTAACGATAAGTTAATCACTATCGAATCCGTGAATAATGGATCTCAATATATTGTCGATGACGCAGCGTTTCAACGTTGGAATGTGAACGGAAAGCATCTGTTTGGATTCTATACGCCGGAATCTGAAAAAGACGAACTTACTCCAGCCCGATTGTTAACATTAGCAAAAACGGAGCTGAAAAAGCGTGTTTCTGCAATCGTTACTTATGAAGTAAATTCCGTTGACATATCTAGCGTATTTGGATATGAGCATGAAGATGTAAGTGAAGGTGACACAATACGCATTATCGATGAAGGAATGACGCCAACTCTTTACTTAGAAGCAAGAGCTATTGCAGGAGACAATTCCTACAAGGATAAGCATCAAAACAAACACACATTTGGAAATTATGTAGAAATAGTCAACCAAGATGAAGCGTTGCGGAAACTGTATCAAAAGATGCTTTCAATGATTAATGACAAAGTATCGAAAGAATGGTTTGGGGCTTTAGAAGAAAAAGCAAATGATGCATCTAAAAAAGCGAATGAAGCTGTTGAAGAATCGAAATCTGCTAAAGATTTAGCGAATGCTACAAAAGATTACATGGATCAGAACATGGTTGATATTATCGAGCAACCTACAGCTCCTACTAATAATTTACGTGATGGAAAAACTTTGTGGATAGATAGTTCTGACCCTGAAAATAAGGTACAGAAGCTTTGGAAAGACGGTCAATGGCAAAGGGTTACTCCAGATACAGGACCATTAAAGCAAAGCATTAAAGATGTTCAAAAAGATATTGAAACAACTAAAACAGAGTTGAGTCAAAAGGTTCAAAGTGTGGAAGGCAAAGCGCAAGAAATAGCTGGACAAATAGTGGATGTTCAAAATCAAGTTAATGGTAAAGTGGACCAGACATGGATTGACACCCAATTAAAAGATAAGGCTGATAAATCCGGAGTTTATACGAAAGATGAAATTAAAGATGGTTTTATTGGTAAACAAGTCTATGAAACAGATAAACAGGGGAATGTACAGAAGTTCCAGGATATCAATACTTCCATCGGTCAAACAAATGAAGCTCTTACACAGAAAGCTGAAAAGTCAGAGTTGAAAACTATTTCTAATAATGTAGTAGAAGTCACACAAACAGTGAATGAAACAAAACAAATGGCTGAAGGGACAAAAGAATCATTGTCTCAAGTCACATCCAAAATTGATAACGCTAAAGTTGCGGAACGCAATGTAATTACAAATTCAAACTTTGGTACGGGTGATGCTACGGGTTGGACTATATGGGATAAACAAAGTGGAAACGGTGCTGTGGAACAAGCTGCCGATATCCCTGAGTTTGCATATTGCGGAAAGTTAACGCGAACAAACAATATAACTGATTTATGGTTTATGAGAGATGTTAAAGTAACACCTGGTCAATATATTATTTCAGCGTTCTTTAAGTCTAGTAATCTAACTATGGCGATAGGAGTACGTGATGGAAGTACTTCACCTACGTATAAGATTGTGGAGTTACCTAAAGATTTATTAGATGGGAAATGGCATCATTTTAAATTAGAGGTAGAATTTACGACCAGTGAAGCTCGCATTTACTTCGGAACAACAAAAAATAAAGAGACTACGGGTGAAATGTTTATTACAGGAACAAAGTTAGCTGAAGGAACTGTTTTTTCCACATGGTCACCAGCTCCTGAAGATCAGCTAACAAACAGTGAATTTACTAAAAAAGCAGTTGAAATAGAGAAAAATATCAATGGTGTGACAACATCCGTTTCAAATATACAAAACGAACAAGGAAAGCTTACAGAACGTGTAACGAAATCAGAGCAAACCGCAGATGGATTTAAACAATCCATTGAATTGTTAACTAAAAAAGATGGTGAAATTAGTAATAAATTAAATACGGTCGAATCAACTGTGGAAGGAACAAAAAAGACAATCTCTGAATTGGATACTAAGGTAAATAACATTAAAGTGGATGTACGCAATAGAGTTATAAACTCTACATTCAACAATGGGAAAACCGATTGGACAGGTGGAAATTCCTTTGAGGTACTAGATCCTAATAGTGATAAACCTAAATCAGCCGTTCTTCACATTGAGCGAAGCGGAGCTACAGATGACACACTTCAGCAACTATGGAGCAAACCTTTTCAAGCTGATTGTGATGGTACGAAAGAGTTTACTGTCTCTTTTGATTATTTTACTCCTTCTATAGGAAATATTGATGGAGGAAAAATGCTATTTTGTATCCGTACATTTGATGATACAACTAGCTCAGGTCAAGCGCAGTCTAAATTTTATAAAAATATATATGTTACAGACATTCCAACGCTACAAGATGGAAAATGGTTGCGTTATAGTGTGACCGTGAAACCTCCTGCAGGTACATATTTCCGCGTTGCTCCATATCTTTCAAGAAATGGTTCTCATTATTGGCGTGAAATCATGATAACTGAAGGAAATAAAGAAGTTGGTTGGTCTCCTGCTCCTGAAGACATGACAGATAGCTTTGAGTTTATAAAGAAAACAAACGAAATTACAAACACAGTCAACGAGAATACATCCGAGATTACTAATTTAAATCAAAAATCAGATCAGCTTGAACGTAAAACAAATACAATACAACAAACTGCTGATAGTAATACAGCCACTATTCAAAAAGTGCAAACAACCGTAACTGGGGGGAATGAAAACCTTATACGTGATGCCCGTATTGAATCATTGGAAAACTGGGTAAAATACACAGGCGTTTCCGTTGATAGCACAATTCAATTAAATGGATACAATTCTATGTGTTCTCTTCAAAGTGGGAACACAGCTCTTGTATATCGTGGGCTTATGCAGCAAAACGTTCCTTTCGAAATTGGTGGAACATACGTGTTTTCTTTCTATGTGTACACTGACAAGTTAGCTTCCTTTGATGATATCTTAGGAGTAGAGGTAATTTGCGAACGTACTGATGGTACTAGAACAACTACTTATCGTACAAATACAGAAGGCACACAAAACTGTTTACCAGCTGAAGAAGGAAAATGGAAAAGGTATAGTATTGTAGCTAAAAATATTCCAGTTGGAACAGCTAGTATACGTGTAGGGTGTCGTGTATGGAAAAACGGTAGAGCATGGGTTGCTTGTCCACAATGGGAAGTAGGAGAAATAGCGACTCCTTTTAAACCTGCAATCATGGAAAACACTTCTTCAATGCAATTTAATACAATGAAACAAACTGTAGATAGCAATCAACAAACAATTAATTCTTTGAGCCAAACACAAGGTAAACATGGGGATATTATTCAGCAAAATACGAGTGATATCACGCAGTTAAATAATCAGATCAAATCTAAAATATCAGAGACTCAAATGCAGGATTATGTAGGAGGGCTTGGAAGCATCAACGAGCTATTAAACTCCACTTTTGAGGATAAAACTCTAGATTCAAACGGGAATGTCCTTGCTAGGACGCCATCACTTTCTAAGTGGGGTACAAGTGGATTAGGGTCAAATGCTACAGCGGTACCTGAGAGTGCAAGACATCATGATGGATACAACTCTGTAAAGATTTCCTCTACAGGACAGACTGCAAATATCTGGGCTTCTATAGGGCAAAATGTATCAGCTACCTCTGGGAGTGGCAACTATAT